AATTTAGAACTGAAGCTACTTCAGAGATTGAGTCTGCTAAGCCACTGTATGCTCAAGTTGATAATGAACGAAGAGAATTTACAGATGCTGAATACGACCAAGCAATTGAAGATTTAGCCCAATCTAAATTAGATGAACAAGATAATGGCTACGCTAGAGCTAGACAAGATGCATATCCAGCATTGGGCGAGCAACTTGACTTGCTTTATCATGACATGACTGCCGGTAAGGGCGACAAGACTGGCGAGTGGTATAAAGCAGTAAAAGCAGTCAAAGATGCTAACCCTAAACCTAGCTAATGAAACTTAAACTTATTCGTATAAGTTCTCAAGAGGATTCTACTAATGGGATTCTATATATCAATGATGAGTTTGCTTGTTATACACTTGAAGATGAGCAACGCAAGATAAAAGTTAAACATGAAACTGCAATACCTTTAGGCATATACGAGATTAAATTTAGAACTGTTGGTGGTTTTCACACTAAATATACATCTAGGTATGGTGCTGATTGGCATAAGGGCATGTTGGAATTACAAGATGTACCTAACTTCCAATATATTTTAATACATACCGGTAATACTGATGAGCATACCAGCGGTTGTATTCTCGTGGCGGACAATCAAGAAAACAATTTGTTAATGAAAGATGGTTTTGCCGGTAAAAGCGGTCAAGCATACAAGCGTATATATCCAGTTATAAGAGATGCTTTACTTAATAATGAAAAGGTAACTATTGAAATTAATGATGTATCTGAACTTACCAAAGGTGCTAATGGTGTTAGTAATAAAATTACTGATGAAATGATAAGTGGTAAAAAGGTTTATGAAAAATTACAAGAGATTAATGGGAATCTTAAAAAGCTAGATGCTAAGATAGATGGACACAACATTTTATAGGAGAATCATGGCAAAAGGAAACTGGAAAGCATACTGGAAGTTTATGTTTGCAAAAGCATTTAGAACTGGTCTGCAATCTGCTATATCATTATGGCTAGCTAACAGTACTGGGATTATAGATGCCGAGATATTACAACTTGTAGGGGTAGCATTCCTTACATCTTTTATAACAGTAATACAACACGCCCTCGAACAATATAAACCAAATCAAACATTTGATAAATAAGGTTGCAACAAACCTTTAATAAGTTTGTTAATTTAATATTTGTATTATTTTTAGCAATACCTTTACCGGCATTTGCTTACCATACAGAAACACAAGCACCTTATCAAATATCGATTAGCTACGATAATAATAATGGGGAAGTTACTCTTACATGGCAAGAGAGTGATGGTTTAGAAAATAATCCGCCTGAATATTACAGAATATTTTATGGCGATACTGATACTGCTTCTGATTATTCTGTTGATACTTCTTTTGGTTTTACTGAAGCATTGTCAAATCAAACATATACATTTACTGCTGAACAAATATACAACAGTTTAGGTAGTGCAAATTTTATTTTTTATGCAAAGATACAAGCTCGTGATGATAGCGGTATGACTGAATCCGACATGACATCTATTGTTAATGTGTCTTACGATTATATTTATATACCACCATCTACAACTAGTAGCACAACATCTAGTACCACTACATCTAGTACTACAACTACTTCGAGTTCAACTACTACCACCACCAGTTCCACAACCACTACTACCACTACTACAACTACTACAACACTTCCACCACCACCACCGCCGACTACAACTACGACTACTTTGTTTATAGTTGTTAATGAAGATGGTACACAATCGGAATATAATCAATTAGAAGTTGAAGATGGTACAGTTGAAAGAGATAACCAAAGGAAAAAAAATGAAGAGTTATATGGTTGCTATATTACTGATATTGCTTTGGAACGCGGTGATTGCAAAATACCTGAAGAAACTATAATTAAAGATGATGAAGAAGAATACGATACCGAAACAGAGCTTCCTGATGATGATGTTGTGGTATTGGAAGTGGAGCCTGATGATGAAATTGAAGATGATGAACTGGTCGAAAAAGATGATGCCGATAAGGACTTGGATTTGGAGATTGAGGTGGTTGAGCTTCCTGAAGAAACACAACTTGATGATGACTTTGTCGATGTTGAAATTGAACTTGATGATATACCTGAAGAAATCATTATCATTGTTGAAGAAGAAACTAAAGAAGAAATAAAAGAGGAGATTGAAGATGACATTGTTGTTGTGGTGGAAGTTGAAGAAGATGTCGAGGAAGTTTTGGTTGAGCCAATACAGGAAGATGTTGAGGAAAGACCAGTTGATGAGCTTACAGAGGCAGAAGTCATTGTTGAAGTCGCTGAAGTTGTCGAAGTAATTGAATTAGAAATAGAGGAAGATTTATCTGATGACCAAGTTGCAGAAAAAATCGAAGAGTATGTTAATGAACTTGAAACCGAAGAAGTAATTGAAGTCTTAGAAGAGGTCAATGATGTAGGCGTTCAGAACTTAGAGCAAGTTTCTGAAGAAGTTCAAGAAGTTGTACAAGCAGTAGTTGAGGAAGCCATTGAAAATGTTGAAGAACTTACAGAGGAACAAGTTGAAGTTGTTGCTGATGTATTACAAGTTGAAACTGAAGATGTTGCAATCGTTGCAGAACAAGTTAAATCAAATGTAGCAGTTGCACAAGCAGTTGAAGAATATGTTGAAAGAGCAGTTGAGAATGCTGATGTTGAGGACTATACACTTGCTGATGTAACAACAGAAATACAATTCGAATCTTTTGTAGCAGACCCTATCAGTGTTATAGTAGATATAGATTTTGACAATCTAAGTTTAAACAATATTGCTGATGACATGACACAAGACCAAAGGGATAAAGCACAAGAAGTTATCGTACCAACAGTGTTAGTAAGAATAGTTAGCATGTTTAGGAGATTAAGTTGGTAAGTAAAATATACAAATGGTTGATTGAAGCTATTAAAGAAACACTAAATTTGAGCTGGACTCTTGTAGGTTTAATTATTGCTACCCTAACTTTGACAGGGTCAGCACAACAGATTACAGGTTTAGCTACTGTTATAACATTAGTGATATGGCTTTTGACTATTGGGTTTCGTAAAGGAGATTAGTATGGACTGTTGTGGTAATGGTTGTTGCGGTGGTAGATAATGTGCATTGTAAATAAAAAAGATGATGGCTCATTTGTGCAGATTTGTAACTGCAAGTATGGAAGTGAGCATTGTAATGGCTGATAATGGATATACACAGAAAGAGATGATTAATAAAGTAATGTTGGATATTGATAAGTTGTTTGAAAAGTTAGACCAAATACAAAAAGATTTAGCAACTAGACCAACTCGCCAAGAAATATATGGCTGGATTATAGCAGGCATTTCAATAGCTACCCTTATAACTGTTTTAATGTAATACACACTATATCGAACATCTGTTCTAGACTACGATTATGGATAAAGACACAAAAAGTCTTATATCTAAAAGAAAAGATATAGAACACAATGAAGAACTGGGTAATAATTATTATCCTAGTGGTTGGCAACCCCAAGCAAGTTTTGATGAAACTACAAAAACAGGCAACATAACTCATGTGCAACCCCACAACAACAACTTTAAGTATGAATCTTTATTAGATTCTTGGGGTTTTGATAGTAAAGAATTTTTTATTGATGAAGATACTATACGCTTTTCTACTTGGAATGCACAACAAAAGGGTGGAACGATTGTTGATATGTATGCATTTCGAGCAATAATTAAGAAAAAAAATCCACACCATGATAAGTATTACAAAAAATTATTAGCAGAAGTTAAAAAGAAAAAACCTATACAAACTAAGACCGGTGGTAACTGTGCATGGTTTTTCTTTATGGCTGATTGGCAACTTGGTAAAAAAGATTTAGGAGTTGAAGAAACTATAAAACTTATTAGGCGTGGTATATCTAATGGTAAAAAACAACTTAAAGATTTAGCAAAAGCTGGTTTTGTTGTTAAAGAAATATACCTTATTGGATTAGGGGATTTGATTGAAAACTGTTTTGGGTTTTTTGACCATCAACCTTTTAATGTTTCTTTGTCTAAAACTGAACAAGAACACTTAACTAGAGTGATGATTCTTGAAATACTTGATAGCTTCTTGGGTAAAGCTGAATCTATTATTCTTGGTGGCGTACCCGGAAACCATGGCGAGAACAGAAGCGGTAAAACATCGGTAAGCACTAATCGTTTAGATAATGCAGATACTGCATCTATACAAATTGTAGGAGAGATTATTGCTGGGCGTGAAAGGTACAAACATGTAAAGGTAGTTGTACCTGATGATTTTCATTTAGCATTAGAAGTATTTAATAAGCGTATTGCTTTTACACATGGACACATGACAACTGGTGGCGGAGATATTTGGAACAAGATTGAAAAATGGTGGAAAGGTCAAATGTATGGTTGGCTTCCGGCAGGTATGTGTGAGATTCTTGTTACCGGTCATTATCATCATTTAAGAGTTGTTGAACAACTTGGGCGTACTTGGTTTCAAGCACCATCTCTTGACCAGTCTGATGAGTTTAAAGCAAGAACAGGCAACATGACTAGAAATGGTGTGCTTAGTTTTACTGTTAATAAAGATGGTTGGGATAATTTAAAAATCTTGTGAATTTATGCATAAATCTACTACCATAAATAGTGCATAAGGAGAGATAATGTCAGCATTGAAAATTGTAGGCATAGAAAATACAGTTTATGGGAAACCACAACTGATAAAAGAGAATAGTGAGGGCGGTCTTGTCTTTGAAGATTTGCCTATGGGAATAACTAGATTAGAGGTAGATAATAGTAAATCTGTTAGTACCAATAATAAGTTGCCTAATACCGAACGCACTAACGCCTGAATCGTTAGTAGATTATAGGGCGTGTAGAGAACACCAAATAATAGTTGAACACGTTATTGATTGGCAACCTACTGTTGAAGAATACTTTAAGGATAGTGATGTCGTAAAGGCACTCACTATAATTTATTGCGAAAGTTCTGGGCGTAGCTATGCAGAAAATATTAACACCAACAACACAAGTGATATTGGCTTATGGCAGTTCAATGATAAAACATGGGCATGGCTCTCTACGAAACTTAATGTCAAGTCAAACAGGTATAATCCGGAAGTATCTACCGCAGTCGCATCTTGGCTAGTTTATAATGATGGGTGGCACCATTGGAACTCAAGCAAAAAATGTTGGGGGAAATATGAGTATTGAGCAATTTTTACTAATTATAATTTTAGTAATACAAATCGTTTCATATCGATTAAAATAGACACATGATGGAACACGCCGAAGTCGATATAGATAAATTAAAAGAAAATAAAAATGTATCAGATAATACATAATTGCTTGACTAT